GCTATCAGTAGTTATTATTTTGCTATTTTATTAAGTACTCCTCCTTTCAATCTTGTTTTCGGGTTACTATATAAAAGCACATAACAAAAGCACCCGACCATTGCCGAGTGTGAGTGAGTGTGAATTGTGGTAAAAAAGCTATGCGCTTAAATATTTCTTGTGGTGATATTTCACGCTCTCCTGATCAACGTTGCAATACAACATTGTCGTCTCAGTTTTAGCGTGTCCTGCCATGATAGAAGCTTCCTGTAACGGCATGCCTCTGTTAATGGCATTAGTAATGGACGTACCTCGAAATCTGTGTGGATGAGCCTTTTCGACTCCTGCACGTTCTCCGGTACGTCTTATCATATCTTCTATTCCAGCCTTCGATAGCCGATTGTGTGGACTCTTAAGTCCTACAAATAATGCTGGATTATTATCGGTTCTGCTCTGCAGGTATTCCTGCAGATACATGTTCGTGCGTTCATTTAGGTACACCGTCCTTTCTTTTCCACCTTTGCCGTATACAATTAAGTCCTTGGTACTCCACCGGACATCATCAATATTAAGACTGGCGAGCTCCGACACTCTGACTGCCGTGGAATATAAGAATTCCATCATAGCCTTGTCCCTGATAGTGGCGCAACTCCGGAGTAATTGCTCCCGTTCTGTGTCTGTGAACGGGCGCTTGACGCGCTTTTCCACCTTGATTGATTCCACCAGTACCATCGGATTTCGCCTTACCCGATCTCTGTCTCTGAGCCACACGAAGAAACTACTGTACACTGCACGTACTCCCTTTAGCGTACTGTTTTTGACTTCCCGGATATTCTTGTAGGCTCTCATGTAACTTGATATGTCACCGTCTGTAATCTCTGCTACCGGCTTATTGATGTAAGATAACAATCTCGTAAGCTCGTATCGATACCGCCTCACTGTATCAGTACTCTTGCCCTCCAATGCCTTAGACATTAAGTAATCTTCCAGGTCAATCCTCCAGGAATCATCCACACATTGTACCTCTGTCTTTTGTGCGACGTCGCACCCAGCAAATACCATGTGCAGCACATTCTTAAGCTCCCGGAGTTCCTTGTCCTCCAAGACTGGTTGCATTCTCCTTAACACTTCCATGATTCGTTGCTCCATATCGATCTCCTTTTTGCTTTATGGTAGCATGTAGGAAATTCATATGATGCAACAATTCGTTGCTTAATAAAATAGCAAAACAATACAAATTATATAGTAACCCGAAAACAAGATTGAAAGGAGGAGTACTTAATAAAATAGCAAAACAATTAAAGCATTTGGAGCGTCAGGAAGCGATTATATAAGCTTTACAGCGCCATTTGACTGTTATGCAATTATAGAATTTTCATGTCTTGGCTGGGGCTATGATGGCGGGTTTTTAGAGTTCCAGATTCAATCATCTGAATCATTGTCAGAGATATTTGCTCACACAGGTGGTTGCTCTGGAAATAATAGCGTTTATATTCCTTTACTTGCAAAAAGCTGTTTTTCTGGATTAAAAAAAGGGAAAACATATAGTTTTTCCCGTAAGAATCTTTACGGTTCATTTGGAAATAGTTGGAATATAAAATGGTCAGCTATATGCATACCGGCGTGATTATTTACAAATACTTACTGACACCCCTAACATATGCCCTGATATGTATCCACCGCCATACGCCCATATTACAAGATATCCATCGGAATCGACTTTCCTTGCCGATATCATAGTAGTTTGATGCTTTGGTTGCCAAATAAAGATCACACATGATTAGAGGCTATTTCCATGTGCCTTTAGCATGTACGCGCACTGTAACCAAAAGCTGTCCGCCAGGTGAATTCGGGCGCATTGCATATACGCTTGGTGATTGTTTAAGTGTTCCATTGTCAATACCCATAGTCCATGCCTGACCATCTGCTTCTATCCGTACATCAGAATCAATAACCGTTTTGAACGGTTCGATGTAATCTACCGCCGGAACACTTGCATAATAGCAACTTCCCCATGCGGAAAAAGTTTTTGTTAAAACCTTGGCTTTAATAAACTGCTCCATAAACCCATTTGCATGCTTAATGCACGTTCCGCTATCAGTAGTTATTATTTTGCTATTTAATTCAGTAAGGTTCGGCGCTACAGACAGTATTTTTCTTACCTCTGTCACATTAATCCCATCATAATGGACCTCGAATACCGGGCAGTCATCTACAAGGTCGCCCTCCTGTAAATTTCCAACTGTATACGTTGGCGCTACAGGATTTGACGAAACAGGTGTTCCCATAATCACAACCCAATTGCAGCTTTCAACTTCTGTTTCAGCATTTCTGGTGTATCGGCACACAACAAGGTCGATACGCTTCATTCCCTGGCTACCATTGCTAAGGTTCACCGCGTCATATGTTCCAATCTTCACGCTGGAAATGTTTCCATGATGAGCTAACATTCCGCTACGTATTTTCAAGGAATTATTAGATGCAAGCTCTGGTTCTAAATTTTCTCCAGATGTCAATATGCAGCTCTCTTGTCCCACGGTCCCCTCTATGAGTTGGCGAAACTGTTGACTCGTCACATGAGGTTTTCCGATTCTTCCGCTAACTATTTCCATTATCATTTTCTCCTTCCAATTCATATTCTTTTGACACAACTCCGGCCGTAATACTGCAAATGATATTTTCAACTGGCTTTGCTCCGTACATACCGGTCAGATAATCACGGCCGCCTACTACATCTCCAATATGCACATCAATTCCAAGTTTCTCAACATCCATACTAAATATCTTTTTGTTCATAATCTCCTGCAATTTCTTAACTGATTGTTCTTCCAGTTGATCTGTCTCAGTTGATGTATTTTCGTACACTTGAGATATCTCGTCCAGCCCTTTATAATATTGCATCTTCTTGATAGTTCCATCTGGCCAGACATACAAGTGGAAGACATTTCTGTCTTGCAATTCTCCCTTGCCGGTTATGATCAAATGATTCACTCCGTCCCGGGTGTCTTCCATTATGTAATTCAACCCACAATCCTTGGACAGTTCGATTTGATCAGAATAATCTTCAATTGGAACTGCTCTGATCAGCACATATCCCGGAACGCCTTTTTCTCTCATGTGTTGAATATCAAGCCTGCAGCCTTTACTTTTCAGCATCTTTGTGACGCCATCTAGCAGAGTACAGTATCTGTCGAATTGATAATTATCGACCGATATTCCCGTATCCTCGCTTGACACAATAAAAAGTCCGTCGTATTCCGGTTCAATAAGCGACTTAAGCACTGCGTTTAATTCTCCAGACACAATCTTGTAATCACTTCCAGCTGGCGGAGATATGATCTTATGCTCCAATCTTCCCCGCCACGTATACCCTTTTAGTTCTACATAATCCAATGTCGTGCTGGTAAGAACCTTTCCAATAATTCCACCAAACTCTGTATCTGGAATATATACCATATTCCAGAATGTCATTTCATCTGTCCAATAACACCTGGCAATCTTTACCGAAAATATCTTATTTCCATTCACATCAAAGGAACAATTTGCTTTTTTCAGCGGTGCTGTCCCGAGCTCCCGCTCTTTGGTAGCCAGTATTACCATGCCGCCTCCTTCCGCTTCAGAAAAACATATAGATCTATTCCAAAGTCTCCGCTCCAGTTCACATTTATAAGCCCCGGTGGGATCTTTTCAAAAACTGAATAATCATATCCTCTGTCGTTGAACAGGTTATCTGTCGTGCCATTAGACAGGTACTTCGTAATCGTCTGTTCTGCGGTATTAAGAATCAGATATTCATTACCTTCTAACGTGGTTAAGATTTCATACGGATAACCATTAATAAGCACCTTCGGATTGACGCATGGACCGTAAACAATCATCTCAAAATCCGACGGAATAATATGATTGATTTCAAATGAACTGGATCCGCGTTTCTCATTTGTAAAATCAAATGGAATGTCTGCTGAAAAATCCAACCCACTGTCTGGCGCTGGCTTAATCTGTGGATAAAATCTTTTATCCAGGATTGTGATCCAGGACAATTCCGGAGCAAGGAAGGTAAGCTCTACTTCGGTATACACATACCCTTTCCATCCTGTTTTCTTGGTTGTATAAATCTGACACGGAAGAAATGTATCATTGACATACAAACGTCCGTAATTGCCCGTTTCAGCATCAACAGAAATGATTTTATACAGTGTCTCCATGTTCTGTATGAACTCTTCTCTCTTTCCAAATACATCCAGTGTCACAGTTTTCTCATATCCGCTGTCACTCTCTTTCCACGTACTGTCAAACCAGTCTGCATCGATTGTACGAAAAGGCGCCCTAGTCAACCAAAGCACCTCTCCTTTACTATTTTTATAATATGCTTTTACCATACAGGTACCGCTCCTTCCGGTAATGGTGTGTCTATCCGTTTCGTATCAAGAAATATCGGACGCTTTGCAAGCTTATCCGCTGCTTTCATTTGGATTTTTTCCAGCCTGTCATAATCAATATCATTATTATCGAATCCTGGCATACTCTTCACACCTCCTACAGTCTTATCAGAAGTTCTTGCAGACAGTGCAATGTCTACGGATTTCTGTAATCCAGCTACAGCCCTCTGAACTCCGGTACTCATGGACTTGACTGGAATATTCCGCTCAAATCCGATTCCCATTCCAAGAGCCATCATCTTTCCAACCTGATCACGGAATACACGTGACGGGGAATGGATACCAAGGAAATTCTTGGCCGCATTCAGTGCGCTTTCCGCTGCACCTTTGGCAGCTTCTACAATTGCTCCTGCGGCACCCTTGAGGCCGTTTGCGATTCCACTGATAATGTTCCTTCCAACACCACCCCAGTCAACACTTGTAAATGCGTTCTTTACTTGGCTGATAATCGATGGAATCTTACTAATAAGCTGTGGCACTGCCTGGATAAGTCCGGTTCCTAGAATCGTTATAATCTTAATTCCAGCAAGCAAAATCTTCGGCAGATTGGAAATAATTGCCGTTGCTAACTGCCCGATAATCGTCGGTGCCTTATTAATTAGCTGTGGAAGTGCATTCACAACTCCCTGAGCCAGTCCCACCAATAGGTTAATGCCTGCGTCTACCAATTGTCCAACGTTAGACAGTAAGGAACTGACCAACGTCAAAATCATCATGAGCGCTGTTGGAATCAATGTAGGTAACTGCTGCGCAATGCCTGTAATCAGAGTAGATACAATTGCAATACCACCTTGAATAATTGCCGGTAGATTTGCTGTAATCGCAAGCATGAGGTTATTCAGCATCGTAGCGCCTTGCGCAATCAAATTCGGTAATGCTGCTACAATTCCATTACAGAAATTGGTGACAACCTCCGGTCCCTTAGTCTGCATCATAAGCAGGATCTGGTCAATTTGTGTACCGAACTGACTGTATAGTAAGCCAAGTCCCACGGCTACAACTCCGAGTACAGCCCCAAATCCCATAAGATTTGCAAATGCGGGCATGAATCCGGCTACTTTTCCAAGAACTCCTTGGAATGCTGTTCCTACCTGCCCTCCCCAGGCTCCAATATACCCACCAAAATCCTGAAATGCGGATGTAATTTTAGGGAATTTCCCGGCTACTGCGGGACCAATCTTTCCAACGTATCCGGAAATCTTAGTCGGTAAAAAAGAGAACGTCTTTCCGATAACACTGTTAAGCTTCGGCGTTAATACTTGAAATGGTCCAACAATTGAACTGCCTAAATTCTTTAGACTTCCACCAAATCCAGTAATTGCACCTTTGGCATTTTTTAATCCGTCCGGAAACTTACCGATTGCAGTAATCGCTCCTCCTGTGACATCTCCAAGTCCACCAAGAATATCGGAAAATGTTCCGGCACTCTTGCCAATCAGTGAAAATGCTGGGACTGCACCGACCAATACCCCCGTCAATTTACCAAGATTCATTAGCTCATCTGTGGACATTCCTTTTGTTTTTTCGGCAAAACCGGCAATTGCATCTGTAAAGCTTTTAAGCATCGGAACTTTATTTCCAATTTCATTGATGAATCCAACAAAGCCTCCTGATGCATATGCTTCATTTAAGTCAGATATAGCCTTAACGCCAACAGAAGCAAGATTTTTTAATGGGACCTCAACAGATTCATAGATTGAAATTCCGAGTCCTTCCAGCCCAGATTTTAAAATTGTAATCTGGCCAGCAAGGTTATCTTGCATGGTCGCCGCCATTTCAGCTGCAGCGCCATCTGCATTGTAGATGGAATCCTTTAACTTGTTGAAGTCTTCATCTGATGCATTGACAATAGCAAGGAGTCCAGACATTGCCTCCTGTCCCGCAAGAGACGTTGCTATCTGTGTCTGTTCTGCCTTTGACAGACCACTGAATCCACTACGAAGATCTGACATAACGGTATCCAGGGATTTCACATTTCCTACTGAATCCGTTAACGACAGTCCTAACGTATCCATTGCGGTCTGTACTTCTTTTGTAGGCTTCGTCAGTCTACTCAACATCTGTCTCAGAGAAGTGCCTGCCTGTCCTGCCTTGATTCCGGAATTCGCCATCAATCCAATGGCCACGCCACAATCTTCAACACTGAATCCTAACGCTCCAGCCACAGGTGCAACATACTTGAATGTCTCTCCCATCATGGAAACATTCGTATTTGCATTAGATGATGCTGCCGCCAGAACATCAGCAAAATGTGTAGAATCCTGCGCCGACAATCCAAATGCCGTTAACGCATCAGTTACGATATCAGAAGTTGTCGCAAGATTCTCTCCGGAAGCAGCCGCCAAGTTCATGATACCCTCAATACCATTCAACATGTCCGCCGTCTTCCAACCGGCCATAGCCATGTATTCCATAGCCTGCGCTGATTCCGTAGCCGAGAACTTTGTCTTGGCACCCATCTCTTTTGCTTTGTCAGTCAATGACTGTAACTCATCACCTGTTGCGCCAGATATTGCGGATACTTTGGACATTTCTGATTCGAACGCAGCGCCCACTTTTACAACTGCCGTCATTCCTGCGCCAACCGCTGCCCCTAAAGTAGCAATCGCGCCCGTGGCAACTTTTAATCCGGCTTTTCCAAGATTGCTTAACTTACTGATTCCCTCATTGAACCCTTTTTCATTTATCTTGGTATCAAAATTCAAATATCCGTCTGCCATACTATCATCCTTTCTGATAGCACGGCTCAACGGCTCACATGTGCTTTTAAATCTTAATATTTATTTCTCTTTTACATTCCCGGCAGTTTAGATACACTCCACTACATTTGGCTGTATCCTCGTAAATCAATAACTTCTTACCACAATAAGGACACCTGTACCATTTTCGTTCTGTCGGGATCTTAATCATATGTTTCATCACGCGAACATATCTCCAATCTCATAATCTGTCATTTTCCTGCGCTTCTTTTTCTTGAGAGCGACTGCCTCTTGAATCTTTTTCACTCTCTTGCGCTCGTCCTTATCTTTAATATCCCGGAGGTCTGTGTTCCGATACAAAATGCGCTGTTTGATTTCTGTATTGTCTGGGAGTCCGATGAACAGCGTTTGAAACTCCCACCAATGCATATATGGCACAGACTGCAGGTCGATTCCGTATGCTTCGCGGAATGCGCTGTAAATCCAAACCATATCCTCATCGAAAGAATACACTTGTTTTGGTGGAAGCATTGGCTCATCGGATTCTTCGCCATCCTGCCTCATTGTAAGAAAATCCCCTAGAGCCTCAATTGCCTCTTCCAAATCGTCCGGAATTCCATCTATGTACCACTGCAATAATAGCCGGCACTTAATCTGCCACGGGACGTCCTCGTCTTCCACTAACTTCGTGAATCGTATCCATTCCCGAAAATCTGTCTCGACCTCATAGTCTTTCCCGTTTACGCATACCGTATCGGGGAACTTATCAATCAGAATATTCATAGCGTGCTACCTGTTACCATTAGGATAATAACTAACTTTTCCTTTATTGTGCTTCTTTCCCTGTTGCTTATTATAATTTCTTTTCTGCTGGCGGTTTCCATGCTGCTGAACAGTGTATTCACTGTACCGCTCATTCATTTTGACAGCCTCGCTATTCTCAAACGCGAGCAATGCATCTGTCGCATCAAGACACGAATTAAGGCTTGTCCTCCCAAGAAACATAGCTTCGTGCGCGCCTTCTCCAATCACACGGTCGAAGAAATTAAAATAACACTGACACTGTGCACGGATGATATCCGCAGTCTTTCCGGTTTTCGGAATCTGCTTTGCTTCTTCCTGCATCAGTCGCTTTGCTTCTTCCAGATTTTCTAAAAAATCAACATCTGTAAAATCAATCTCTGCTTCGAGATTTCCGTATTTAAAAAGGCTCATCGGCTCACTCTCCTATCTTTTTATTAATCTGCTACAAACGTACATGTCTGCCAGTTGTCTGTTGTTGTGGCGGTACCCTTGATTTTCTCACCATTGGCTTTCAGGCTACCTTTGTAGATCAATGCATCAGTTCCATCTCCTGAATTGTCTGGAACAACGCTCCAATCACGCTGTCTAGCAACACATGTATTCGGTGTATCTGCCTTAATATCAAAAAGGTCTACCACAACGATGCTTACCTGTGCATCAGAGCCAAGTAATTCATCATCTGTGATTTCTGCAATTTTCTGCTGTACCGGATCATTGGTATAGCGGTCAAATTCATAATCGTTTGATGGGGCATATCCCACAACATCTGTTCTCTCACTTTCTTCATCCACATAATGGCGGCTGTACTCGGAAGCGTTCTTGCTCTCAGACATGGACGTGAATCCTGTCATTCTGGTATATGTCTTTCCGTCACCGGCAACGTCCATAAATGCCACTCTTTTGTGTCTTCCGACTAATTTCTTTTTTGTATCTGCTCCTGACATTTTGTACCTCCTACTTATAAATCAATCTGCAAATCATCTGATACCGCCCCAGATCTTCCTCTGTGCTAAATAAATAGCCGGACTGCAACACGTCTACCCGTATAGCATCGTGCCCGTCCAGCTCTGGGAGGATATCGTCTAAATTGTTCTGTTCTGTCCATTCCGCAAAATCCTGATAAAAACCACTGTTGGCAATGCCTGTTCTGGCGTCACCATCATAAGCTTCTTTCGAAGTGAATGCGAACTGGAATTGTTTCAGACAGCTCCCATCTACATATCTTTTATAAATAGGATCTGCCCCAATTGGGTCTATAGAATATTCCATTCCATTGCCAAGATAATCAATATTAATTTTCCGGTCATCGATATCTGGATATGTCATAACATAATCCCGGATACTCTGGATAATCGGCTTCTTACCGTCCTGCAATCTGCTCTGCTCCTTTCAGAATAGCCTCCTTGTTGCTTGCCTTCATCTTTTCGAACCATCTCGCTTTAGACTTATGCTCGTAATACTGCCGGCGGGCGTAAGGTGTCAGGTACTCAATGGATCCAGAACCTATCACAGTTCCAAGTGTTGCTGACTTAATCATCATACCTGTTCTCCTTGGCGTGAGCGGATTCATATATCTCAGGCATTCGGAATCGACAAACTCTTGAGCTTTCGAAAAATTCTCTGCTTTTGTCCGGGCAAATGACGGATTCCATTCAAGCCTCGCTTGGACAGAACCGTTCGCCGTTATCTCTGTGAATACGCTTCCTCTTGGAGTCGTAATGCTGAAATTTTTCTTTGATGCCATCTTAAGCGCCTCCTATTCTCCAATGCGGGAGCCCTCCGAAGCGGTTGTCTGACCAGGACAACACTTTACAGTGTCTCAATCGTACATCGGTGAGATCTGCTGGCTTTTCAATATCCTTGTCACATTCTCCCAGAACAATATGATCATCAAGCTGAATCGTCCAGCAATCTCCCGGATTATCTTTCTTCACATATTCCTCTGGTGGAAGATACTGATCTGCATTCTCCACATCTGTAGGAATACGAATCTTGTACACTTCTGCGCTGTTAAGTCCGGAATCTCCTGCAGATACTTTATGGTCCACATACACATGCACGCCCCGGATTACCGTTCGATTCCAGGTGTCAAAGGTGGTTTTACTGCCGGTTTTCCGGTTATAGATTGTAATCGTCGCATTGGTCGTCATCATCGTCCACCACCCAACTCATAAGTCCTGTGTTGACCAGATATACCTCTGCAATTTCATACAGCATTGAGTCTAATGACTTGCCTGTATCATACGATACGGAATAACCATCATTATTCTCTGACGTTTTCCCGTCACGCTGATCATACTTATATGCACAATCGCACATCTCACAGAGCGCTGTCTTCGCTTTTGCAGACCAGGCTCCCTCTGTCATTCGATCAAATGTATATCTATTCAATCTAGCACTCATTTTGATTTCCAAGGAATTCCAGCGGCTCTCTTGAATCAACGAACCGCCAAAAGAATCCTTGTAATACTCATATGATACATTCATGCAATCACTCCTTATGCTGAGGCTACAGTGTGTACATAAATACCATCTTTCTTGTTATCCTTGCACTCAACCATACCAACTGTACGATATCCAAACTTCCAGCCATCTGCAGTCTGATTCTGATCAGGAGAAATGATTTTGGAAACCGTATGTTTCTGATACTGGATTGCAGCCTGCTTGTCCACAATCATAAAGTTGATATTCAACGCCCCAGATGCTTTTGTGAATCCACCAGCACCACTTGCAGTAAGTGTGATTTTATTCAAAAATCTTCCCTGCGGCACTTTTATAATGCCCGCGAATCCTTCCATTGCTTTCTTGGAAGCTGTTGTATCCAAATCATCAATCAGCCCTGCTAAAACTGGATTGATGAACAGATAACAAGTTGCAAGGTTCGCCTCTGCATTCTCAATCTTTCCTCGAGCTGTACGTAGTGCTGCAAGCGCTACTTTTCCGTCCGTGAGATTCGCGCTAACGGTTGTTACACCAGATATCTGTGCGTAGGATGCAAGTCTATACGCATCAAGCTCCGGTACAACCTGCGTTCTTAAGAACTCTCCTGCCAGTCTTCCAAAAGCAATACCAGCAGACTCAATGTTGTCCATTGCATCAATATTGAACATACGTCCACGATCATAAGCGCATTTCTTAGTTTCATAGTCAAGAGTTACATCACCAGATACATACCCTGAGTTCTTATCGTAGTTTGCAAGTCCCTGCATAGATAACTTTGGAATCAGAATCTCATTCGCGTTTGCGCCCTCTCTGACCAGTTCGTTTGGTCCGTCCAGGACAGACGTAAGGGACGATAATTTATACACTTCGTCCAAAAGTGTAGAATACTGCTTTCTTAATGCAATTGTGTTTGCCATTCTTCTCTACCTCTTTCCTATTTCTTTTCCGGCAGTCCCATAGCGGCTCGAAGCGCTGCTACATCATCTCCACCGATGTCAGCACCACCATTACCGCCAGTACCACCTACTGGATTATTAATTGGTTCATCCACTCCAAACAGATACCCATCAGACTTCTTCACATTTTCCAGTGCAGTCTTGATATCATCGGACTGATTTTTAGATTTTTTAAGAGCGTCGATATCCAGCATTGCGATAACAGCCTTTTCATTTCTTCCACCTGCAGTCTTAACCGCCTCCTTGACGGAATCCATAAACATACGGTCTGCTTCCTTAGCTGCATATTCATCATCTTTCGCTTTCAGGTCGCCCTGAAGCTTTGTAATCTGTCCCTGCAGGTCTTTTACATCGACATCTTTGAATTCTTCCAATTGAGCGCTCACATCGTCTAAAGATGTTTTGTAGTTGTCTCTCTGGGAAACTACCTTGTCATAGTCACTTATGGTTCGGTAATTATCTTTCCAAGCCTTGTCAAAATCTGCTTTCTTATCTTCCGGGACTTCCAATCCATACTCCTTTAAAATCTCATAAATATTTTTCATAGTTACATTCCTCCTAAAATTATTTATTAACCGCTCTTTCAGCGGTATGGGGATAGCCATCTGAACCTCCGGCCGGGTAGTTGTCCAGTTTTATAGCCATGTGGCAGGGCATAAAAATAAGACGCATAACCCTGCGTCTCAAAGGGAGATATCTGGATCACCGCCTTCCTAGGCAACAATACTCTTGATTCCATAAGCTAATGCGCTGTCATGCTCAATCACACAACCTCTTGCATCTTCCCACCCTTGCGCAAAATACGCCACATCTGCTCCTGACAGAAGTTCCAGGGATTTTCCAAGGAACCACAGTGGTTTTGCATCTGCGGGTGCTTCCTGGAAGAAGGAATCAATCACTTCTACCGGTTCACCGATCATTTCTTGCGCAAGCTCAATTGCTTTCTTGCGTTCTGCCAGAATTTCTTCATCTGACTTACCTCTCATAGGCTGACTAATAAATAATTTTTTCACCTTTCTCACCTCCTCGCCTTAAAAATGAGTATAAAAATACCACCGGTCTTATCAACTGGTGGTAACTACACAACTGCTTTTAACGCTTTGTTGTATTCAATTTCCAACTCACGTTTAAATTTTTCAATCTCTTCTGGTTTCATTCCCGGTTCTCCGGATGCGCAAATATCAGGCGCTTCTTCATTCAATATTCTTGTAGCCCTTGGCTGTTCCTTATACATTTCGTCATAATGAATAATTAACATTCCTTCCAGTTCACAAGAAAAATCATAGATATCCTCTGGAGTATTTTCCAAAAAATCTTTAATATAATTCATTATTTTCTCAAACATTTTTCCATACCTCCTTCGGATTGTTTCTTCTCACAACAGATACAATATCTCCAGTTCCTTTATTTCTCACAATTAACAACTGTAATTCTTGAATAAAATAGATTTGCCTATCTTCTCCCTCTGCATAATTAGGCTCACCTCTAATTATTTTTATCAGCATTTCTTCTGACACTTCCGGCAATCCAGGCTTATTTAATCGAGGGAGCCGACTAAGTGCGTGTACGGACATTGTAATATTCTCTTTTGTGAATCTATCATATGCCTGTTTGGACGCGTTCTTGAATTCTTCGGTCCAATCTTTCTTGTCAATCTCAAGATATGTGAAAAATTTGCTTTGAACCTTTTCCCATTCCTCACTATCATTATATTTCACCTGACCGAACTTGGCAAGCGTTCCAACGGAATCTCCCAGAACTTCTTTGTACCGCTTATACTGTGCGATATCTTTTGAAGCGTTTTGGATCATCTCCGGTGGGA